CAAACCCGTCAGGACCATACCGTTTGTTGACATCAAGGAGTCCATTTGTGCTGCGTCTATCCCCGGCGTTACCGAAATCACCTCAGTTGTTGTCAAGCGTCAGAACTATTCCGTCAACATCAGTCCCGTCGCCATCTGGCGCGACCTCCCCATTGGATACGCGGGGGTCTGCGTCACCATCACTGCCAAATCCAGTGATGACACCCGATTGCACGTACCAACCACAGTCGACAATCGGATCTTCAGTGATCGAAGCAATTGTTCCATCAATGACCGACGAACAATTGGCTCTCACTCTTCTGAGCCTGGCTCACCCGTGACACGGTTTGTGTCGCCAGCCCACCTATTGGGCTGTAACGTCCCTGACGAATTAGGTTGTTATGAGGATCTGGTTGCTGTCCTCAATACGAAAGTCGCCAAGCAACCGCGCGAGCACCTCCTCCGAGTGCTCCCTCGACGCCACCAACCCTTACCCGGTGTAATAGTCAATGACTTACATTTTGCGCATCTCTTTCGGTTCCACCCTTTTGTTGGGTCAATCGATCATGCTGCTCTGACTAATATGCCGGAAATTTGGATTGGTGGTACCGAGCCGCTCCCGTTTCCCCGAGTGCAAAGCCAAATGACCCCGTCCTCTCCCAAACAGGACTGCAAGTTTACTTTCGCTATGCCCAAACGATTTGATTGTGAATACTTCATCTATGCTGCCGGCCCCGTCTCACTTGACGGCATGCCCAGTAGCTTTGCTATGACTGCTAGGAACGAACACATCGCTTGGACTGATCGACATATGGCCTCGCACTCTCCCATATCCGTCACACTGCGTTGGCGTGAGCTTACTGAATGGTGGTTGTCGCGTTTCTCGCGATTCTTCCCCTACTACAAGGCTTCACAGCGCATGTCGATGGTTTCGTGGATCATGACACAACCGATGTCTAAACGCAAAGGCCTTGCTCAGGCTGCTGCGTTTGGGCGTTCACGTGACACGAGGAAACACAATGCACACGGTTCATTCATGAAGGACGAGTTACAACCCACCCGTCGTGATGGACCTCATTTTGGAACGCCTCGATGCATTATTTCAGCCGCTGACCCGTGGACTCAATCCACTGTCGGCCCTGTTTGTTTGCAGATTAAGGACGCACTCAGCTACCCGCTGCGGTCCGCTCTTGATCCCGAGGCTTACCAGCATGGCCCCGAATGGCCGCGAGTCGCTATGGCTAGCGGTTGTTCAACTGAGTTGATTGGCGCATGGTACTACCATCATGTGCATGTCCTCGGTTGGAAGTTCTGGGGCGCCGATATGAGTCGGTTCGATTCCACTAATGGTCGTGGTGCTGTTGACAACAAGCACGCCACGTACCAATTGTTTTCCCCATCGCTGGAGGCACAAACTGTCTTCGCGAATAACTGCTCGATCGAGGCTTTTGGCAAGTTCCACTCTGTCAATTACTTCGACACCACACCGTCCGGTGGTGGTGACACTAGTATTGGTAATACTATTGGTGTCCTAGCAGTTGTCTCTAGCTTTGAGGAAAATAGTGAACAGGTGCCTAGCCCCGAAGAGAGCAAATGTAGCGATTTGATCGACACCCCACCGGGTGCGTCTCGCAAGTTTAGTGTTCTGGGTGCTGGCGACGACACCGCTTGTTGTGCCCCCTTCATCCGCCCCGGTTTTGCTCAGTACGCATCTGAGCTTGGTTTTGACGCCAAAGTCGATGCCAATCCTTCTTTCTTGAGTGCCATATTCGTGTTGGCTTATCGGAAGAGTGAAATCGGTGAGGTTCAAACTGCGCTTCTTATGCCTGATGTTTTTAGGGTGTTGTCCAAATTTGGTTGGGCCACGCACTACACGAAGCCTCAGGTTATGGCGCATCGGATGCAAGAGATGCTCGGCGGCCTCCCCGCCATGCGTCTTATACCCGGCATGGAATTCATCTTCAATGCTGTGGGCACTGCCATCTCCACCGAGGTGGTGGCGCCGTGGAAGGTTGATTACCGACTTGCCCACGAGTATACTAGGCTCGCGCCCGACGACTACGGACGCAGCTGGGGAATCACGGATGTCGAATTGTTCAACGCGTTGAGTGAATACGCCACGTTGCTGAGTTTCTCATGGGGCAAGCCTGCCCTTATCAGCAGCCCACGGTACGCAGCCCTGCTTCTTAAGAGGTACGGTACTCCCGAGTTCAAATCCTACCGAGACTCGCTCACGGCCCCCAGAGACATTTGGTGCCCGTGTGCTGAGCGTGGCGAAAGCAAAACAAAGCCCGCTGACACACCCATTGCAGCCGCTGTCGTTAAGCCGACCACACAGTCCGCAACTGTGCCCAAGCCTACTAGGGGCGACATACCTAGTGCTACCGACCTATGCCTACAAGTAAACACTCTAAACCCAAGTTGTCCAAACGGCTCCTTGAGCTCATCCGTGAGCATGGTGACAAGATCACCGACCTCCTCCCCTTTGGTGCCCACGCCAAAGGCAGGAAGCATGGCCCCAAAAAGCATGCTAAAGGAGCATCCCTCCAGGGTGCTCGTCGTGGGAAGAAGTTGCCCGGCAATGCAGGAAAGTTCGCCTCCCCTGCTGTCGCCAACTACTCGACCCCCGCTAGTTTTGCGCGCGTCGAAAACAACACCAGTTTCCTCAGCCCAGAGCACCAGGTCACCCATCCGAATCTCGGAATCGCAGGTGTCCGGGTCAGCTTTAGTCAGCCGCTCGAAACGGTGTACCCAGGAGCCATGTCCAATACCCCCACACAATGGTATTCAGGCTTCTGGCAGGGAACCGCAGGGCCAGCCACTTCGTGGCCCGCAGTCCCCACCCCCCCTGGTATCGGCTCGCTCACCAACATGTACATCGACCTTAACCCCGGAACTGGTTTCCTCGGTGGGCCGCTCAGTACCATTGCGAGTCGGTACCTCAAGTACAGGTTCACCGATCTCGTCGTCACCTACACAACTGCCGTTGGCACCAACACCGGCGGCACGTTTGGTATGTGCATTGTCGACGATCCCGCGCTTGTCGCCACCGTTGCAACGAACTTCAACAGTGTGCGTGAAATCACACCCAACGTCATCGCCCCCTACCGCATCCCCGAAGCAACGCTCGCTTGGAAAAGTCGTAATACAACCCTCTATTACTGCGACAATACCGAGTACATTGCCCCCGGAGACGCTGGTGGAGAAGCCAATGCCCGTCAGTGTATCCAAGCCACACTCGTTGGAATCGATTCCGGGACCCTCGCTGGGTTCCCAGGCTCCGGTCTCAACTCCTTCACGTTCATGGGATACGCCACTATCTCTGGTGCGGTTGAGTTCTACGAACCAATCCCCCCAACCTCTGTCCCCAGCACTGCCTATGAGCGCAGGGCCGTCGAAGATCTCCTCCGACAGCTCCGCCACATCGACAACGTCCCCCAACGATCGATGGCTCCCCCAAAACGAGCCGTTATTACCGTTGGACAACAGCCTGGAGACGATGAAGGATTTCACCGGGAAGTTGTTCCACCTGACAAGGTGCAAGACCAAGACACGTCCGTGTACTTGTGCCCATCAGGTGTTGAACGACCCCAATTTGAGCCGCAAAGACCGCCGATCACTTCGGCAGTTTCTCGTGGCGAGCCTTCCTGTGCTCCCTTACCCACAGTCAGCTTCCGTCGCTGATTGCGGGGATCCTGCTCCACCGAGCAGCTCCTGCGTCCCTGACGCAACCTCTGGTCCCACGGGCCAGTAGCCCTCCGGGGCAACAGACCTGCCGTGTCTATAACCGGGCCGGGGCATACTGCCATGACCACACCGCTCATTTGGACAATGATTCGTCGCCTGCTCTTGTAGTAGGACCAGTTTCATCATCTCCTCGAGGATGAGTGTGGCTTGGTGTGCACACCCCGTTAAACCCTAGGGAGGGTTATATCCCTAGTGTATCACAATGCCGCGCTCTCGTGAGGAGTGCAGATGGC